CACAGGGATGATTGCACCAGGCACCAGCTTGACCGTGTTAGGGTTCAGCACGCCGTCATCTGCCGCAGTGTAGACACCAGCAACAGCCAGGCTGGCATTCTTTAGCAGCAGTTCCTTGGTCTTGTTCAGCGTCTTGATGTCGGGCAACGCAGTCATCAGCGGGCCACGACCATAGATCTCGCCTGCGACCTTCATGTACCGCGAGATCACCCAAGGTGACGTTTTACGGCGACGATAGACCAGCTCCTCTTTGCCTTCCTTCCAGATAACGTGATAACAGTAGTCGCCACGTTTGGCATCAAATACGGTGGCTTCCAGCAGCTCAACATCGTCGGTTGGCTTCTGCTCAATCAAGCGCGTCGAGGTGTCGGGAATCTTGGCATCCGGCCATTGGCGCTGGATAGACTCAGCCTTCATGCGCATTCTGCGGTAGACGTTGTCTACCTGACCGTTGGCACCCTCTTCGTAGCTGACCAAGAATAGTGGCACCGGCACGAAGTTGATCGGCGACACATCGTCGCCAGGCTGCACCATCATGCAGGCAGTACCGACAGCTAGATCCAGCAGGAATTCACCAATCGCAATGTCAAAGTTGGATTGTTTCAACACGGAAAACATCTGTTCGCCGTAGACATCCAGCACCGACTGTAGTTGCTGGCGACGATCCATCGGGATTGATGGGCCAGGTTCCAGCCGAGCCCACTTGCGCTGCGGTGGAAACACGACCGACTGCAGACGGTTAGCGAAACGCTGGGTCGAGTTGATCGCGGTTGAATCAAACACTCGCGCCATCTTTTTGCTGCCAGTTGCGCCACCTTCCCACAGGCCATAAAGCTGACGCTGTGGCAGGGCAAACTCGTAAGCATCCTGATAGAGCTGCTGGAATTCGTCCTTCTTGCGTTGGGCGAGTTCCTGCCGCTTCATGATTTCCTCGGGTTTTAGCCGCATCCCTCCGAGTGGTTCTTTATAGGCCATGATCAATCGTCCTTGTTTAACTTGTACTTTTCCAGCAGGTTGCGACCTTTGGCGGCCAATCGAGCGGCAGCGCCTGCAGTGCGCGGCACCGGCTCACCCCATGCGTTGGCAGCCTTTGCCAACCTGGTTGGGTCGCCATCATCATCGATCAACGGCCCGCTCGGGTTGGTATAGAACCGAGTCAGGAAAGATCCTTTGCGACGCGCACGCTCACCAGATGGGGATGACTCTTTGACACCAGGCTGTAGGTTTTTGCTTTCACCTGATCGCTCAAACTTGCGTCTGCCAGCCTCGGTCAGCCCACCCTCTGGATCACGCAACATCAGTCTTCTTCCTCTTCCTCTAGCTCGGCCTCATCCATCATCTCTTTCACGACAGCTCGACCATGCCCTCTTCTTCTTCGTATTCTTTCTCAATAGAGATTTCGATCTTCATTGCTTGCCTTTCGCTGCGGCCATGTTATCGATCAAGTTGGGATAGGGTCGGCCAGCCTTCTGCGCACGACGCATCGCGCTACGCTTTTGCATCTCAGATAGTTCCTTCGGCTTGCCCAAGTCTTTAGGCCTTGGCTTATCCCACACTTCTTTCATCACTTGCCCTTCTTGGCCATACCGGCCTCAGACAGCGCAATCGCAATTGCCTGGTCACGCGACTTGACCTTGTCACCGCTGGATGACTTCAGCTTGCCAGACTTGTACTCGCGCATGACTTTGGAAACCTTGTTTTTCATCTTGTCTTCTTTTTCGTAATTGCCTGGCATGATCAGCTCTCCTGCAACATTGGTCTGGTGGCGCGTCTTCCGACTGCGCCCAATCGTGCGGCCTTACGTTCTGCAACCTCACGCTTGAAGGTGGTTTCAGCTTCGCCACGCTTTGCTTGGAATGTTGATACGTCAAACTCACCCAGCTCTGGCATGGTCGGCGCTGTTGGTGCCATTGGGGCTTTTTCAGCAAACTTTGGAATTGGACGGTCTTTGTAAAGATTCTGGTTTGCGTCAACTGAATACCCTTCTGGCAAGCCCGCTCTTTCCGAATATCTTTGTCCTTCTATTTCGTACATAAAGCCACGTTTGCCACCGCCAATGGTTCGGCCAACTAGCTGGCGCGGGTTAGCCTGCACATCCTCAATAGCTTTCTGATGCGCAGCTAATCTTTCTTTGTAACCTGCTGCTTGCTTCTCGTACTCACCCATCGCTGTCTTGTACTGCTCGGCAGCGACGTTATACGGTTCCATCTTTCTGGTTTGCTCTGTCTGAAACGCACCAAACGATTGCTGGTACTCGCCGGTGATTGCTTCGACATTCTTTTTGTACTGATCAGCCAGACGGTCGATGTCCGTCATTCTGCGCAGGCGTGGTTTCTTGGCCATTATTGCAGCCTCATTCCAGCGTTAAGCTCTGGTGATGTAACACCGAGTTCAGGCGTTAGACGCTCTTGCGACAGCAGCGCACGGCGACCGCCACGGGTACGCGCCTTCAATGCAGAAGCCTCAGACTGTGCTGCCTTGCGACGCTCTTCGTCAGCGGCGGCCTGCACTTCCTTGGCCTTCTTCTCCATCTCCAGTTTGTTCTCTTGGTACTGGAGCTGCTGTGCTTGGAATTGCTCACGCGCTTGCGCTGCTTGTTGCTCAAGTGACGCGCCTTGCTTGGCGTACTCAGCGGTTTGCCTGCCTAATTCCAAACGCATTGCAGCGGCATCATCTGCCTGCTGCTTCAATGCTGCTGCCTGCTGACGTTCTGCAGCTCGGCGTGCCTTGCTGGCTTCGCTAGCTTGGTAAGCACTACCAGCAAAAATTGCTGCGGCAATCCAAAGTGGCATATCAATCTCCGATTAAAACTTCATCCAACCTATCTGGATCTGTTTCATCCGTTGCATGAACACAAAACCAAACAGCATCCTCTAATGCGACAATTCGATGATGCTTTCCAGCAGATATATTGATACAGGCTGGCGCAGCAAACTCCTCAGAATTGCCATCAATCTCTACCGTCACGCGACCGCTTGCCAAAATAGTGAAGTGGTCATATTCATGCGCGTGCGTTACCGCAAAATGATCTTTTGGCAGCGCTATCTGTCTGGCATATAAACCATCAGAGAAGTGATGCACGATGCCCAAATCAATCTCAATGCTCATGCGCGGATTCTATTGGTTTTGCAGCAGGTTGCAATAGTAAAGCTATACGGCAGATATACCCTACGCAAAAATATCAAAGTCCATTGTGGCCACGGACATACCAGGCGCTCTGCCGCCCAGGCTATGCGCCCTTGTCATGCGGTTATATTCGCCGCCACCGAGCATCAGGTAGCCGAATGAGTCGCCAATGTGTGAGTGTTCGTTCTTGTTGGGCGCATCTCGGAACCGTTCCTGGCCTGCACCGACTGCAACCCGCTTGAAGTGGTAGCCACCTGCCAGAGCCTTTCTCAGCAGCTTGCAGGAGCGGTTGACGATAAGACCTGGCTTGCCATCAATCAGACGCTGCATAGGCGCTGCAGAGGATTCTCGGCGTACCTTGAAGTCGTTGGAAGCAGTGGGCTGTGCCTTTAGCCCCAGGGTGCGCAGGAAATCGAAGGCAGTCACCTCGTAGATGGCATCGCGTGCCATACCGGCAGGGTCGCCCCAGATCATTACCTGGTGCTGTGGGTAGCGGGTATTCAATTCAGCCAGCAACTGCATCCCAAAACGCTCTAGACCCATGTCGAAGGTGACGATTTCATGGTGTATTACCCAGCGACCGTTAGGCAGGCGCTGGCCAATGGTGGCCGCTGGTGTCAGACCGAAGTCGAGCCCGACCTGAATTGGCACCTCCATCGATAGCTCAGTCTCGCCAGACATGGTGGAGTCATCGTATTCAGGCCAGACGGGTCTGCCTTCTTGGACGTAGGTGTACAGACCACCTGCGTAGCACTTGATCCAATCCAAGTTCTTGCCGAGCAGCATCTGCTGGTAGTAGCCACCCGGCAGGTTGTTGACGTTCTCGGCTTCGGGGTTGATCTTCCACCACTTGCCAGCAGCGAATACATGGTCGTTGGCCTCGGGATTGTCTGGCAGATCG